TGAAAAATCGTGGTACTGGCTAGTTTTTGGCTGGTTTCGTCTGCGCTGACACGCACCATGCGGACTTGAACGTTGGTGCTGCTGCTCAACGTAATCATGTAGTCACGCTGGTAACGATTGCTGCTTTTGCCGCTAATCGTGTCCGTAACTACGTCGTTAAAACCACCGCCGTCATATTGAATTTGAATCTTGATGTCAACGGTATGGCCAACAATGTCGCCGTCATCCTCTACCTTTTGAAGACTAGGAATAGTTAGCGTTACGCGAAGGCGATCAACGTCTGTTCCTAAAACATTTCGAGTAACAGAGGTGCTGTTGGTTACCTCAATGTTGACCGCTCTTTCGACTTGCGTTGATCCAAAATCATCAGGGATGTGGTTCTGCGCCTGAGTGCCATTTCGCGTTATAACAGTAAAGCCAGAAAAGTTATTGCTGCCGTCTGCGTTTTGAACGGGCGTGTTGTCTAAGAAAATACTTTTGTTGCCGTCGTCTAGTCCTTGAATCTCGCCTTCACTAACTAGATCCAGCACGTTGGCAAACTGGATCGACTGCAAAGTGTCATCTGCCTCAGTTGGCGTGTGCGCTCCACCGCCCCCTTTACCACCGCCACCAGCGCCTTGGACGTATTTAGTCTGTGTCATACCTGTTTTTGATCAACGTCAAGACCGCTGGATAGCACTGCTGAACCAACGAATAACCGTCCATAGGCTATTGGCACAGGCAAACCCTGCTTGGAGGTATTGACTATGTTGTTAAAAACAAAGGATTCAAGCTTTGCTGCTTCGCGTCCACGTTCTAATCCGAAGTCCGGTTGCGGCGAAATAGCTTGGGAAATCCCTTGTATAAGCAATGCACCGCCAAGCAATCCTACTTTTGTAACCAATGCTCCGCCCAGCCCAAGGCCAAGACCCGGAATAAAAACTGATGCAGCTATTATCCCAAGCCCTGCAAAAATTTGTCCGGCACCACGACCCGCACCAGCGATGACAGGTGTAATGCTAAAAACCTCACGATCGCTAAAAGGCATGAACAAGGGAGCCATGTCTTGTTCAGTCACTTTTTCTTTGCTTATTGATACGCGATAACCAACGCCGTCTTGCTCACTATCAATTAACCACTTCTCTAGTCCTGGGAAATTGACGCACAGCGCCTTGATGGCTTGCGCTGGCGTGGTCACATCAAACTCAAACCGGCATTGACCAAGCCGTTTACGCAGAGCGCCGTAGACCTTAACGACTTTCATGCCTCAAGGCGCAGGCGGTGCTTTTGCCATAGTAGCCACCGTAGAGATCACGACTAGACAGCCTGCCTTGGACGTGATGTAACACCTGCTGGTCACCCATGTAAATCGCTGCGTGATTTGGGACAGGCGACACAAGATTCATCAAGATCAAGTCTCCGCGCTGCACCTCCTCTACTGGGATCTTGCGAAATCCCTCCTTGCTGAAGTTGTCCAAATACAGGTTCTGACCGTGGTCCCACCACTGATCCCGTCGGTCATAGTCGCGTAGCTCAATGCCGTACTCCCTCGCGTACCAATCGCGGACGAGGGTGTAGCAGTCCACAACGCCGTGAACAAACTCCCGCCCCACATACGGCAGCTCAAAACCCTCAGGCTCGCAGTAGCCCCATGCCCCAGTGTTTGGATTGACGATGAACCAAGGCAGCTCTGACTTTTCGCAAGCCACACGATCAGCTGTTGATGGCTCAGGCTTCGTGATCGGATGGCTATGCACAATCGCCACCACTTCGCCTTGGTCCTCTACTTCGTTCCAACCGCTAAGAACAAAGTGCTCATCAGGTGTTTGAGCAATGTTCTGGCACGGAAAATACTTGCGCCGTCCTTTGACAACAGCAACCAAACCACAGCATTCGCGAGGCGCTTCAGTTTTGGCGTGCTCCAGAATTTCAGCCTTCATGGCTGCTGACAGCCGCATCACTTGGTAAGACCTGCACCGGGGAATGACCCAAACGGAAGCTCAGCGTTATCGCCAAAACGGCACTTGCAGCTAGCAATACGCTTCCCGCACACGTCCTCAGCATCAGTTGTCACGCCTTCGTTGTTCACATCAAAACGTCTAAAGTTCACGCCATCAATGTCTTTGCCTGGGCCGGTAGACGGGTTGTAGCCGCACTCCGTTGATTTGTAGATCCACTGGCAAACGTTGGCGATGACCTGACGCTTGGGCAACTTTTGTCCGGCCAGATCAAACTTGCTAGCTAGCTCGAAGGTCACCGTGTCGCGTGACTCGCTTGCCTTGCGGTCGATAAACCAACGCTCTTGCGGGAACTGAGCGTTTGGATCAGGCACGCCGCTGGGATTACCAACCGTCTCAACGTTGAACTCGTCTCCAGCTTGCGTAATCAACGTGTCGCCGTCTTGTGCAATAGCAACGTTCTCAAAACGGAAGTTGATGTCGTCAAGATATTTCTTGAGTGTGCGAATGCGCCGAACCTCCGCTCCACCAAGGTCATTGCCTGCTGTTGTGGCATTGACCAACGCGAGTAGCACAGTCATGGTGCTGTCGAGATTGCTGACCGTTAGCGTTGGTCGGGGCAACGTTCCAGTGCTTGTGTACTCAAACCCCTCCGCCTTGACCGGCAATCGTGTGTACTCGTTGCCGTTGAAAACTACGTTGACATCTTGATTACGGTCGTTTCGACTCATGCCAGCGTGCCAGCGGTAAACGTCTGAACTGCCATGCAGGCTGCTGTCCAGACGCAGCTCAAACAGCTCAATAACCGCACTAGGCGCAAGTTTCAGCAGCTCGTCGTAAACACTGCTAATCGCAGTCCAAACACACGTTCCATCCGTAACCGTGCTGGCTATATCAGTCGGCCATGTTGGTTCTGAACTGGCTGACGTACCAGCTGTGGTGCAGCGAAACCACAGGCCAGTTCCATATGAAACCGATGGACGACGAACGTCTCCAACAGAAAACGCGGTACTAGCGGTCCAAACTGCTGTCGCCATTACGGTTCAAAGACTTCGCGGAATGTTGCTTGAATTGTGGCGCGGTTCAAGTAAGGAATCGACTTGCTCCACGTCTCACAAACAAACTTCGAGCTTGAAGCCTCTCCTGGTGGTGTGAAGTCGAATGGAGCGTTGTCGTCTGCACGAGCGTCTAGGAACGTTTCAATGGTGTCGGAATCTGCCTCTGACACCTCAAACGTCAGGTTGTACAGCTTTGGGTTTTGGTTTAAACCAAAAGTTAATCGAGCCTCGTAGCCATCAGAAAACTGCACCTTGCGAACACTTGGCCCGCTGCTCTTTTGCAGCCCGTAGGTTGGGGTGATTGACGGGAAGGTAGCCATTAGCTTGCAAGGAGACCGCCGGGACGTTTTTGCTTGATTAGCTCAGCCTGCACTGCAGCGCCGATTGCATTGCCAAGCTGCGAAGCCTGATCAGCGTTGCCTTCAACAGACGAGCCAGTAGCATCCACGTTTACGGTCACGTTAGCTCCGCCCATTGCATGGTTCGGAGTAATGCCCCCAGAGACCCCAGGCGTGAAAACCTCCGGGCCTCTTTCCCCAACGATGTAAGACCTACCAGCTTTAACAGGCCCGCCGTTAGCTCTAAAGATGTCAGCAACTGCGCCAAAAATGCCGCTGCCACTGTTTTTTTCTGAGCCACCGATGCTTCCAAGGGCAAAGGTCATTAGTTGGCGACTGATCGCGCTCAGAACGCTTCCTAAAGCTTCGGATGCGCTCTTGGCCTGCAGCAACGAATCAACGATTGCAGTTTCTATTGTTCGGCCGATTTCCGTATAAAGCTGCTCTAGCTTTTCAGCTTCAGTAACTTGATCTCTTAAAGCAAAAACTTTTGCGACCTGATCCTCAACATCTTTTTTATTTAGGCCCTCAACTCTGCCCATGATGTCTGCAACCATTTGCTTTTGAAGTATCTCCTCTTCATTGCCAGCCAGTTTGGCTTTCAAAAGTTCAGCCTCTTGCTGCAAAGGCAGCAACGCATCCTCTTGGGCTTCCTTCAAGTCAAAAACAGCTTTCAAGTCTTTTGCAAGAGCCTCGCCAATAAGGCTTCCCCTTTCCGCGTCAAAAGCCTTATCGGTAGCGTCAATAATGTCTTGACGTTGTTCTTTGCTGATATTTTCTAGTTTATTTATCTTGGCAAGAGCATCAGCTCGTCTAAAATCGCTTTGCAGCAATTTTTTGCCAAGATCAGATTCTTCCTTAAGAAGCTCAAACTTACGTTCGGCGCTTTGAAGCATATCTGCGGCCTTGTCGGCATCTTTGCCTGGAGGATCAAGCACTGTTGCTCCCTTTCTTCTTGCGGCTAGAAGATCCATCAATTTTAAAGACAGCTCTGCAAACTCTTTGTCAAGGTCTTTCAAGTCTTGCTTGAGTTGAGTGATTTGACCAAACCTTACGTCTTCGCCAAACTTGCTTATTGATGCAGCTTGATTTTCTAGTTTTGCAATAGTGTTTTCAATTAACGTTCTTGTCTCAATCCTCTTAGCAATAGCAGCCTTCAAGGTTTCTTCTGAGCCAAAGCTGACAAGTTCATTGAACTCTCTTTGCTTTCTATTTGCTTCAATCAACTTGTTGACAAAGAACCCCAAAGCCAGAGTGGCAGCAGTAAAAGGCAAAGCCGCCATTGCTATCTTCAAGGCTCCCGCCGCAGCCGCAGAAAAATAAATCTTTGCTCCAAAAACTTGGAACAAAGCCGCTTGTTGCGCCAAAAACGCTCCTAATTTGGTTGCCGCAAGAAAACCAACAAGCTTCGTTAGCGTGAGAACAGCTGTGCCTGCAAGAGCAGTGCTGACGATAAAGCCTTGGATGCCTGGGTCCAATTCATTAAATGACTTCAACAAATCTGTCGCGCCTTGCACCAAAGGAAGAATGGCTGGCAGCACGTTTTCTGTCAAAACTTTGGCTAACTCGACCCCTTGATTCCGCAGATTTTTGAACTGCTGAGCCGGCCCTTTCATTGCCTCTTCAAGTTTTTCAGCCCCGTCAGTCTCAACCCTCTTCAAGGCTGCAAGAACAATTTGACTTGTAATCTTGCCCTCTTCACCTAATTTTTTGAGAGAACCGGTCGTCGTGTTCATCTCTAGAGCAATCGCTGTTGCGATCAACGGTGCCTGCTCAAGAATTGAATTGAGTTCCTGTCCTCTAAGAACACCACTGCCTAAAGCTTGAGTCAGTTGCAAGAATGCACCAGCAGACTCGGAGGCTGTAGCACCAGCTAGTTTTGCTGCGATATTGAAGCCGCTGAAAGTCGATTCAATATCATCGAGACCCAAGCCCATTGGCTTCAGCCTTGCAAGCAAACGCGCAACTCCCTCGTTTGCCTCAGTTGAACTCAATCCAAAACGACTTGCTGCACGAGAAGCCAGTGCAAGCGCCTCAGCAGAGTCACCTGTGCTCATTGTGAGCAGTTTTATCCTCCGCTCACTTTCAATCGCATCGACCCCAGTCTGGAGGATTCCAGAAGCTGAAACTGCGCCACCCAAGGCAACAAAAGCGTTTCTGAGACCCCGAACAGTTTTATTTACTCCAGAGACTTCAGTTCCTAAATTTCTGTACGCCGAACTTGCGCTTGAAGCGGACGAAGTTGCTGCCTTTCCAGTCCTTGTAAAAGAACCTTGAGTTGCGTCAACCCTTTGTTTTAACTTATCAGTGCTTTGAGTCAGGGCACGCAATGCCCGCTGTGGTTGCTGTGCCTTGACCAGCAGCTCGACTGTAGAAGAGACAGTTGCCACACTCAGCCAGCCAATAGATCAATACTACCGCCGTCTGTGCTTGGCGCGATCCATTGCTTTCTCCTCTTCCTCACGCTTGATCTCGTAATACGCAGCAAAGTGCACAAGCTCCGCATCGGTCAACTCCGTGCGAAGCCTGCTCACAGTCATTCCCAACTCGCAGGCCAGGTGAAACTCAAACAGAGTCCACTTGTCCTGCTTTAGTCGTTTTTTGCCTCTTCCATGTCGGTGTCTTCACCGATGCCAAACAAGAACAGCTCAAGCTCGTTCAGCACCGTCTCTGGCAAACCGCGTTGCAGTTTCGCTACATCAGCGCCAGCAAACGGTTTAGTCCCGTCTTCCAGCTCAGCCATCTCACACAGCATTTGCGTGCTGATGTCTAGCGCCTCGTCCGTACCAGCGAGTTGCTGTGCTTTCTTGCGATTGGCACGGGTGATGGGCTTGAAATAAAGATCCCGCGTTGCTCCTGACGGAAGCGTCAAAACAAACTTGCGGCGCTGGTTAAGGTCAAACGCCTCAACCAGCTCATCCACAAATCGCTTAGAAGCAGGCATTTAATAGTTTGAACAATACGTTCAAACTATAGCCTTATCACTCAAGGTTGCCGGTGATAGCACCGCTGGTGATGAAGTTACAGGTCACAATGTCAATCTCGCCAACAGTAGAAGTGATTTCCATGTCGGTGATAATTCCGGCAAAACTCACAGAGTCGGTGCCAGAACTGGTGCCAGTCGTGAACAGTTCAAACGTGGCGTCTGCAGGATCTGCAGTCGTCAGAACGTCTTCAAGAAAAGCAGCTTGGCCGGTGGCGTCAGGGTCATAGACCAACTCGACGGTTCCAGATCCGCTGATCATGCTGCCAACGAAACTGCGGAAGGTGTCTCCGTGCTTGGAAACATCCAGAGTTTCTTTGGTGGTTGAAAGGCTCCAGCTGCGAGTGCCAACGATTGTGGCGTTGCTTGAGCCAGCGGCGTCAAATTGGACTGCGCCTTGTTCTCCGCGAAGGACGGCCATGGTCAGAGTTCCTCGATGGATTCAAAGGTCACACGGACCTGAGTTTGAAAGTAGCCCTCGGGAGCTGGTGAAGCCAGTACCTCTGGACCGATTGAAGCGTCGAAGAAAACCCCCGACACGATGACCCTATTGTAAAGGTCTCGAACGCGCTTTCCAATCACATAATTTGCTCCCGGTCCTGTGCCTTTGGGCGTGAATATGTTGATCACGATTTGACCCAGGATTCTGTTGTAGCCACTGCTGGTCAAGCCATGGCCCAAGTATTCATTAGTACCGAAAGAGGTCAGACACTGAACCCACGAAGACCCTGGGGTGGGCTCATAAGCCATGTTGTGAAAGACCACGGGAAGAACAGGGCTGCCAGCCATCTCCGTCGCTAGACGCCCTTCAATCGTTGATCTGATGGTGTTGAGATCTGCCGCAGCCATCAGACTCCCCCTGTTATGCGCCTCAGAATTCTAGAAAGGCGCGTTTCAATGATCTCGTCCAAGATTTTTTCTGGGTAACGCTTCACGACAGGTGGCGTGCCTGTGGTCTTCGGAGGGCTGCCTTTACCCGGCGCATACTTCCCTTTCCAAGACGGCGGCATGGACTCCCCAAACATCACAGCCGGGGCGTAGTCCTGCGTATTTGATCCGTTGGGATTGAGTTGTGAACTGACGTACACACGGCCCGTAAAACGATCAACAGACTCTTTACGCCATGAGTTAATCAACGTTCCAGTCACGACCGGCGTTCCAGGCCCCGGCGGACTTTCTGTTCTGAGCTTGACCAACAACTCATCAGTCAACGACAGAACCAGCTTTTCAATCTGACGCTCAAACAGGTCCCCGATTTGATCAACAGGGATGTTCCGGCTGATGCTGATCGGCTTTGGGGGACGCGCCATCGTTATGCCCTCAACACCAGCTCATAAGTGATGGCTGTGTTGTCGTGATCAATCGTCTGCACCTCGACGATTTGATGCACCACGCTGCTGATCACCACCCGATCTTTGGTCTCCGGTGCAGTGGCAAGCTCCTTGGCCGCGACAATCAATCGTTTATCACTGGCCTGCACCAGTTCATTCACCTCGCTCTGAGCGATGTTCTGCACCACACCTTTGATGTTGGTGTCGCTCTCCGTTTCAGCGACTGCACCAGTCGTCGTGTTGTAACTACCAGCCGTCACATACCGGATCGTCACGTCAGCGCCAAGCGCGTCGATGACGTTATCGGCAACCTTTTCAAGCGACTGTGCAAGTCCCATCAGAGGTTATAGGCAAGGCAAGCGCCGCTGGTCAAAGTGATGCTCGTGATAATGCCGCAGATGTAAGTGTCAGCCACGAAAGTCTCACCGGCCAAACTGTTGCCGGTTGCGTTCTTCACCGTGATCGCACTAATCACGGTGTCTTCCTTGAAGTACACCTTGCTGAACCTGCCCGTGTGTGCAGCAGTGTCAGAGATGAACTCGAAGCCGCCTGAAAGGTCTGCGTACATGGTCAGCTCCGTTTGATAGCGATGTTGCCTGGTCCGCTAATTCTAAGACCCGTCAAGTACCTTTCAAACATCGGCGGAACGTGGTCAGCACCAACAGCACCGGCCTTGTCAGGCGTCACATCAATGCTGCCAATCTTGACGTTCTTGTAATCGTTCAGGCCACTGAGGCTGATGCCATCAGTGTTGTTGTGCAGGTAAACAGCAAGCTCAATCTGCGCCCGCTTGATTTGATCCGGGATCTCGGTGTCGGTGAAGTAATCCTCAGAAATTCGGAAAGGAAAGCCAGTGGCGTACGTATTGACGTAGGTATCGGGCTTTCGCACGCCAGTACGCGGCCATTGCCTTGCTTGCGTATCAGTGGCGCGTGCGCCTAAAAATCTTTCACGATCCAACCGCTCAGCTGCTGCAGCCAGCGATCGGTTGCGGTTGTCATCAGTGCCGGTGCTCCACTTGCTGACATCCGTGCTGTTGATCATCGCCTCAACGTAGGCGTCAGCTTGGGCCAGGGTTATGTAGCTGTTGGCGTTTGCGCCGCCCGCTGTTGCGTCGATTGTTACTGCCATCGGGCGTCACAGTAGAAGTCTTTTTGGTCGGCTTTTCAGGGACGGAGGCCGCCGCTTGAGCAGCAGCCTCACGTTCCTTCATCCGCCTAAAGGCGAAGAGACCCATCAGGAGCTAGCGCCCTTCAGAGCCACGAAGCTCAGCACAATGGCTTCGCTGGCAGTAGAACCAACGTTGGCCACAG